TCCATAAGGAAGTTAATTTCTTCATTAGTTAAATGTGGTTTTGTTTGTCTATAGTACTCATACAAAACATCGTCATCGTTTAACTTGCTGTAATCTTGATTAAGCTTTACATAATCGTTTATATCTCCACCTGTTTCTTCCATAAAGTCTACAAGTTTTTGTATGTTTTTTGGAAGTGGCTTGCCAGTAGCTTCAGCTTCAGCTACAGCTTCTTCAACTTGTTCTTCAACTTCAGCTATTTCTTCTTCAGTTGAATCTTCAGTTATTTCTTCTAATATTATTTCTTCTTTTTTGTCTTTACTTTGTTCGGTAGACTCTTCAGGCTTTTCTTTGTTTTCTTCACGAACTTCTTCGCTAGCTTCGGATCCGTCGCGAACAGGTACCTCATCTGTGCTTTGCTTCTCAGTGGCATCTTCTTCTTTTTTTGGTGGATTATCTAAGTTTACTTTAATAATGTTGTCGTCTTCTTGGGTGTTACTCATATTTACTTTAGTGACATTATCTTGCTTAGTTTCTTCAACTACGCTTTCATTTTTTTCTTCCATAATATAATATAATAATAATTAATAAATTTTATCTAGGGTCAAAACTACCTAAATCAAAGTTTCCGCTAAGTATATCATTACCTGCAGACTCAAAGTTTTTAGGTGGTTTACCTGTTTTTCTTTGATCAATCATCTCGCTTTGTTGTGATGCTTGAATTTTTGTTCTTTCGTCTTTACGATCTTCTTTTTCTTTTTCTCTGTTTTTTAAGTTTTGCATATCAGCTCCTTTTAACTGCATGTTATATTGGAACTCTAAAGCCATTAGTTCTTTTTTAATATCAGCTTCAGCTTGCATTTTTTGAGCTTCCAATTGTACTTTTAGTTCTTCCATTTGAGCTTTACCTTGCATCAAGGCTTGTTCTTTTTGAAGTTCTACTTGAGCAGCGGCTTGAGCAGCTTGAGCGTTTGAATCAGACTGAGCTTTTATATTTTCCATTTGCAACTGTCTATCTTTAAACTCTTTCTTTTTTCTTCTAATTTTTAAAAACTGATTAGCTAGCTTTATGTTTTTAATATCACGTATATCTATAGCGTCTTCAAGTTCTATAGTTTTTTGTTGCAACGCCATTTGTATATTATTTTCTAGCATCATTTTTTCTTCTTCATCAGGAGATAGCTCTATAAATATACCAAAATCATACAAGTATAATTCACTCATTTCTTTTAGCGTAGCTACATTATGTGAGCCTAAAGCTTGAACAAAAGCATCGGCAGTTGGAGAGTATTCTAATACGTCAGATATTCTAAGTGATAAGCACTCCGCTGTTTCTGCTGTTAAAAATAAACCAGCTTGTAATATGTGTCTAGTAGCTGTATTAGAATTAGCTGCTGCTAATTTTTGTACACCTACTAAAGCGTTTTTATCTGGCATACTACCATCTCTAGCTTCGTTTAAACCAGTTACATCACGTATCATTTGTAGATAATAGTTGTAATTAGCTATTAAACTTTGCATTTTAGCACCACCATTACCAGATCTTATTTCTTGTATAGGTACTTTACCAGGATTCATATCACCTTCACTTGTAAACGATCTACCAATAACACTACCAGTTTGGAAAAACATATTTAAAGCTTCTTGTGGATTATAGTTAGTGCCATTACCTAAGTCTATTTCAGCTAAACCATCAGCATCAAGATAAACACCATCAGGTATCATACGCGCCATAACTTGCTGTAGCTTTAAATGAGTTAACTGTATCATGTCAGCAAAACCTGTTATACGTCTTACTAAAGAGTCTATACGTCCTTCGTACATACGAGGAGCAACTATAGAGTAATTCATTTTAACTTTATTAAAATCACTTTTAGGTCGCATCATATTTGTTGCCATTTCCCACTTTAAAAGTTTATTTGTACCAAGTATTAAAGCGCCTTCATATAAAGTTTCTATTGCTCTTAATAATCTTGAATATCCACCTTCTTTTTGTTCTGGTGGATTAAAATTATCATCTTTAGGTATTATTTTTTCTGCGCCAGTACCTACTTCTTTTATTTTATAAACTTCGTTCATGTAAGTTTTAAAATCAAAATATAATACTTGCACTGTATTATTATCTTCTTTGTCTCTAGAATATCTAGTATTATAATTATTCCTATTATAATTTTTGTTATTCATTATGTCTTCAATATCGCTTTCTGTTAAGTGTGGAAATTGTTTAGCAAGTTCATTGACAGGTATATCTTTTACTTCACCAACATAATATATATCATCAAAATAAGGAGAGTCCGTGTAAGAATAAACAAGATCAGCTGGATCTACGTATTGTACGGTAGCGCCTTCTGAAGTAGTAAAGTTTGTTTTAACAGCACCAATACCTAAAACTGTTAAGTCACGATAAAAACGTTTTTTAGTTAATTCGTATTTACTACCTTCAAATAAAACTTTTAAAGCTTGTTCTTCAGCTATTTCTACTTCTTGTTTATATTTTAGTTGCATATGTAGTAGCAACTCATCGTTTGTTTCAGGTAATTCTTCTACGTCTGTTTCTTTAGTGTTTATACCAAATTCTGCTGCTATTGCAGAGTCAAAATCACGAAGCTCCATATCTGTCATTAAAGACTCCATGTACTCAGTTCTTTTTTCTACGCCAAAAGGATCTTGTGAATAAGCTTTTATATCATACGTTCTTTCGGCTATGCCATTAACAACTATATCTACAAACTTAGATATAATAGGAACTGGCTTCCAGTCTAAATTTAAATAGGACAAATCACCATTTATAGATAACTCATCCTTATACTTTTGTATTGACTGTTCTCCTCTTGCATATAGTCTTAACGTATGAAAATCATTTTTGTTATTTAAATATCTGTTGTAACTATTGTCATTATTAAACCACTCTGTTTCTATAGCTTTAGCAACCTTTAAACCATAATCGTAACTTAACTTTTCAGCATCGCTAACCGCTTGGCTTGGAAAATAATTTTTACCAGAATATGCCATATTTACTTTATTATTTGTGAATTAGTTCCAGTGTTATTATACCTGGAAATATTTATATTTATTTTTGGTTTTTCAACTTTTGGATTTGGACTATACAAATGTCTATTGTTTGCCATTATAGCTAAACCACTACTTATAGTAGCATCAAACTTAGTTCTTTTATTTATGTCAAATTTAGCCCAATCATTTAATAATTCGTTAAAATACAAATCACCAAAACTACCATCTTGCTTTATGCCTACATGATCTTGAATATACATTTCAATAGCTGCAGCATGAGCTTGCTTTATATCTTCGCTTGAGTTTGGTATACCGCCTACTTCTTTTTCTGCTGTAGATAATTTGTTCCAAACCTTATCAGGTCTATTCATACTAAAACCTCTATAACCTCTACGTCTTAAATAATATAAAAGACGCGGCTTGTTGTTCTCTGCAAGTATTGGCATACCGTAAAACACTAATGCCATTAACACATCTTCAAAGAATATTTCAGCTGTAGGTGGTCTTGATAAGTACTCTAAAAAAAAGCTATTCGCAGGAGCGTCCTCCATACTAAACCTGGTTAAGCCGTGTAATGCTCCTTTAGATCCTTCTCCATCTACAGTTCCTGATATATCGTAGCTGTCACAACCAAATGCACCTACGTGTTCATTACCAGGATATCTCACACCATTTTTTAATATAACTCTATTTTGTAGTTGTTGAGGTGGCACCCAACTAATCTTAAATCTACCTTTTTGATCTGGGTAAAATATAACTTGTGAATCTTTAACACCATTAACCCATTGAAAATTACCAGTTGTAATACCAAGCGATCTACCAATTTCTTCGTTATAATCTATTTGCTCGTATATTTTAGCTAAATTAAATATACTATTTTTTGTCTCATCTCTAAACGCATGTTCTTCAGTTCTTGGAAACTGTCTGTAAAACTCGTTTAAAGCATCTTGATCACCTTTTAAACCATCAACTTCATTTTGCCAATGATCAATTACACCTATGTCTATTAGTTCACCGTCTGGGGCAAACACATCTGTGTCAGGAGTAGTGAATACTGGAACTCCGTACTCGATTGGGATAAACAAAGAGTATAAACCAGATTTTGTTTGACCATTTCTATTTCGCTTAGTGACATCTGATGCATTGTATAGTTTTTTAAAATTTTCACCACCTTTATCTAAAGAGTTTGACGTTGAACCCATCATACACTTACCAATAATTCTACTACCTAATCTAAGACATGTTTTTGTAACACGCCAGTTGTTTAATATATTATCTGGCCTTTCCCACTTACCACTTTCATCATGTACTAATAATGCTAGTTTTTCACCATCATAACTATTATCACCAGTATTCTTCCAGTCTATAGTTGTATCTAAACCTTGTATATCTTCTATTTGTTCGTTAGCAGTTATCTTTTTTCTTGTAAACTTACTAGCTGGTACTCTATATGCTAATTCAGTTTTAGGTCGATCCATACCATCTTGTATCGGTTTAAAGAAAAACGGATAGTTAATAGATATTGGAACAACCTTATCAGTAAACATTTTTTTAGCATCAGCACCTGTTTTAGACAGTATACCATATCTACTATCACTTGAAATAGTAGCTAAATTAACTGTTTCTGCAGATGACATGAACGAAAAGCCTGATCTTCTGTTCTTTAAATAACACATACCATAACATCTACTATCAGCTTTACAAGCTTCCCAAAATATAAAAAACAAACGGTTTGCTTCTCTAAAATCAGGTGCACCTACATCAATTTTACTCCATTGCAAGTACATATAGTGCGTACCAGTTATCCAGGTTGGATTACCATTATTAGTAAACCAAAAACCTTCTTCTCTTCGTTTGAACTCTTGATCTATATAATCGTACCATTTTTCTTTTTCGTTTTCCGGATAACTTCTCCAATCAAATA